TGGGGCCCAATTTGTTAGCGGTGGCAGGGCGTGCCACCCGGCAAGCCGGTGATCGCTAGACGACAACTCTGTTTATATTTTCATTTCATATGTTTGTAATTTTAAGCTGGACGGCAGTATGCCGGAAAGCCAGAGCCATGAGAAGAAGAAGGGAGTTTAGAGTTCCTTGTACTTGCCGTAGATGGTGGTGCTCGCAGCAAGCACACGCCCGGCAGCGCTAAGGATATATGGGACAAGGTAACAAGCCTTTGGGAACGCCTTGCGGAGAGAGGCGAAGTCCAAGCTCCAATTGGTCGTGCTAAGAGCACCAAGAGTGCTCCATTCCCCAAGAATGTTGGGACTGGGATACACGGCAGCGTCGGAGATTGTAGATGCGATCGAGTCATTGAGACTGTTACCATCGCTATCATACAGGGCGGCATCGAACTTCGTGTCTGTGGCGAATGATGCGGGAGTGGAACCGGCGGTGGCAAGTTTACACGTCATGTCGAGAACACCCTTCAGACTTGGTGGGATCACGTACCCAACACCGTCGGCAAACGCACGAACGGGTTGAGTTCCGAGGCCACACGCGAACTGAGAGATGAGGCCACCGAGTGATGGCAACTTGTTCAAGGCAGTGTATGCGCCGGCGGGGAGCGTCTTGCCGCCGACCTGTGTGTCTGACGTTTGGAGGTAGTGCAGCGCAGGAAGGGTAAGGCGGACAGTGTATTCGGCGTAAATGTCGAAACCACCACTGGCCGTCATACCGGCGAGGGCCAGCATAAAGAAACCGCCGTACACCAGGCGATTGCTTTCGTTGCCAACCTTGGCTGAAACAAACCTCCAGGGAAGTCCTTCGTTTGCCCTCTTGCAGTCCACGACTAGTTTCTTAGGCGACCAAAGGTCGCCGGACGAACTGCCACGATTGATCATCATTTCAGTGGCCGACTGAGCGACGGGGTCATCGTAGTCGTAGTCGAAAGCAAGGTACATGGTTCCTGGGTAATTCGTGCTGTTGCGAGGCACCACCTCAAAGGTGAGAGATTCGAACCTGAATTTCTCATAACAAGAAGCGATGCGCGACAGCCACGGGAACGTTGTTGTGGAACCGGCATTCATGTCGTAGCCAGGCACGTTCGCACTGAGTCCAACCATAGTGAAATTGGAGAACCCACCAACGACGGTGTCTACGAGCTCACGGTTCCGGAAAAGAAAGTCCTGGGCAATGTTGTCGCGACGGACAACAGAGTAGGCGGAAGGGATCACTCTCGTACGAGTGTCCATCGCCGTCCCGGGACGAGACATCTTTTGAACGGTCTTCTTCTTCTGTTTACGGGTGTTAGATTTAACTACACGTTTCATTACAAAATCAATTGTTGTCGTCGTCGTGATCGCCGGCGAGTCGCCTACTCGGTGTGATCACGTAACTCAAGTAGATCGCCATTGGGTACGACATGGCGCTCCACGAGTTCCCGCAGTTCCTGAGTCACTGCGCAGGGATAGTTGCCTCCCGGAACCTGGCAGATCTTCTTCCAGTCCCTGTCTTTTAAGGAGGTTGGCAGCGAAGGGGCAAACGGATGCTCTTGCCGTACGATCGCTTTCCTACTGCGCAAATATTGCGACACTGTGGGAAAATCAGGATCGGTTTCTAGCAGACTATTGGCCTTCTCGATGAAGGCGGCCGGCGCGAACTTAGGATCTAGGTTCGCTTGGGACACGATGTGCAACTTGCGCACCGTGCGACCCGGGTCGGGCACAGAATTGCGCCCGCCCCACTCAAAGTATCTGCCAAGGAAGTGGATAGGTTGCCCACGCGGCACAACCTTTAGCTTCAGGACGAAGCCGCACTTGCGAGCGGCCTCCTCAATGCGCGGGATGTCTACGCGTCTAACGCGCGACACACCATCATCGCCACCGAGGATGCACCGGTCGAAGCACGACGGCCCAATGGCCGTATAGAACATGAAGCAGCTCAACAATGAATTGCGGTAGCAAGTGTCGGGCTGGCCCGAGTTCATTGAGTTGCCACTGTCCACGTCTCTTCCTAACAACCTACTGATCTGGCTCGTTAAGTTGCGTGAATACGCAAGCAAGGATTCGAGCTCTTTGGATTGGGGCCCACCACGCGCGCAAAAGGCTCTACGATAGATACCCTTGGCGACGGTGGTTATTTGTTTAGTGTGTGTGCCGTCGTAACGGCTGTAGTCAGTAACCACCACCTCCTCATCAGAGGCTAGATTAAGACTCAGCTCGCAGATGCGATCAGCAACGCGCACGGGTGGGCGCCCGAAGGCGAACCAAGGCGCTTCGTGTAGCTTGTCTTGCAAGGGGTAGATGTATTTGTAAAACCTTGCTTGGACAGCTGGGTCGAGGGGAGAGATCATTCTGGGGTCTTTAGTTTGGGCTATGACCCCAGTCGCGTCGATCGTCTCACCCTTCACGAACTGCTTGGTCTTCCGGCAGTGGGGCCCCATCAAAGTTCTGAGGCCCTCCTCCATCGCAGACCGGTTCTTAGCCGGACTGCGTGCCACCGCTTGCTCATCAGTGAGTGGATCAACTGCGAGCAAACCGCGCGATTCTATCTCATAGATGAAGCCATCGACGAACTCATCTATATAGTCACCGTCAACACTTCCGTTGGCCTTCTCTTGCATCTTAGAGATACGGCCAGCGTAGGCCTGCTTAGCAGCCTCGTCGTCACGGTGGGCGGCGCGGATTTCGTTGGCCTCGCCCAATATCGGGTCGATGTCAACAGGGGTGACACCCAGCTTCAAGCATGGGATGATCCTGCCCGAAGGTTCATACACGATCGCCAGCCCCTCGGTAGTGGACTTATCCCCACCACCTGAACAGCCTGCGCACAGGCAAGGGCTGGACTTCTCGCTGTCGATTTTATCCGAACTCCGAGGTGCATCATCGTTTGGAACGACGGTCACAGTGTGCAATGAATAGTCACTATCACCGGCCGACATTCCGGCCAGGGTGCGTACCCGGTCCAAAGCTACGTTGGCTTGCGCCCTAATGGCTTCGGGCAACTTAAGGAACGCCCGCGTGGCGCTTCCGCCACTCACGGGGGTGTTGGGAGGTGTTGCAGAACCGGATCTTGCGCTAGTTGGAGTATTCGTCGCGCGACGCTTAATATTTAGCTTGGCCTTGCTGCTAGTGCTCCCTGCAGAGGGCGATGCACGTCGCTTGATATTAAGCTTGACACTGCTGCCAGCGCTCTCTGAGGAACGCGCTGCAGATGATGCGTCAGGTGCCAGTGGTGCTGCGCTTGTAGCGTCAGCTTGTTGATTAGTGCTGCACACTGGCGTTGGGGTTGGGGAGACGTTTTCTACTGGGACCATGTCGCCTAGCTGTATCTGGGGGATGATACCTTCAAAATGGGCCAATGCGCTAGCAAAACGCTGTAGCGCAAAGGCCCGTGGCTCAGAAGTGAGACCAGTGGCGTTGTGAAGGGATAGTTTGTCCCCACCGATGGAGCGGTAGCACTCCACAGCGGCGTTCAAGTCGCTCATCTTGCAGGTCTGTGGTGCCGCAATCGACAGCTCGTCGCGGAACGAGACCATCTTGGTTTCTTTGGCAAAGAACCAGAAAGCGGACCATTTCTCGGGAAGTGCACTAGACGCAGCACCTTTAATGACTTCGAAAAGGGTGCGGGGGCGACACTGCACCGTAAAGTCGTATTGGTGTAAGGCGCTACCCTCCCTCTGGATACGGCAAAGCCATGAATACCATGGCAGCCGACACTCAGGCACGATCAACGTCAACGTGCGATGGTGGGGGAAGGTTATACGCTTGACACGGCACCAGGTAACTGGACAGTACCATTTCCCAAAGAGCCAATGCGGGTCGCGTACTTGACAGTAGTCGTCTCCGTAGTCCCACATGCCGTGCGTGGCGTGAAAACCACCATTGGCAGAGTAATTGATTGACTTACCGCGAATGGAGTAAGTCATTGTGGGACTACTATCTTCAGCAATCGATGTCGGGTTAAACCCATAAAGCAACATGGGTCCGGTTGGGACTGGCCTGGTTAGCGCGCGCCCGCCACTGATGAACTTAGCCATATCGATGTAGTAATCAACATCAACAAGCTTATACCAGGGCTTCTCTGGGCACGGGTCAGTTTTGTACGGCAGGTCAACCGGGTCGAAGAGCTCGGATGTGCCGAGCTCGTCTGCTTTACCCTTCTGGATCGTGTAACGCTCCAGACCACACTCGTCATGCCAACGCTTGCCAATAGTGTCCATACACAGTTCCGCGCTACTGCGGATATCGTGATCCACGAAATGTGGGTTCAACACGTTCTTGGGCTTGTTAGTAGGACGATACTTCCACTTGGACATGACGCCAACCGCGTGGTTGAATGGCGCCAGGTCATACATGGTAGTGTTGGAGCGGATGAACTCGTCTATCCATAAGCGGATACGGTTCCTAATGGCGACGTAAATGCCGACGACCGTCAGTGTCAACATTAACAAGTACGTTAATGCGAATATGACGATGGCGAAGGTTTTGAAAGGAGAATTAAGGCAAGAAACAACCAAGGCACTGGCCGAAGCCAGCACCGAGAAAAC